AGACTAATTGTTTGATTAGTATCAGTACCAGAAATTAGTTGAACCCCGTCAAGAATAATTCTATTCTTTAAGATAGGATCAACTAAATTCTGTGCAAGAACATTCGATGATAGCTTGCGGCTAATATTACCTTGGATAGCGTAAAAGAACGTATCGTCGCTAATACCAGTAGCCGCGGCTAAATCAGATAACTTTAAATCGGCCATTCTGTATTTTCTAGTCTAGTTAAATTATTGTGGACCGTTAGCCAATACTTGGATAGGTGTAGTAAATACTGTTGCAGCAGCGTTGCCCGATAGAGCAGCTCTAATGTAGATATTTACAGTGTTAATGCCTAAGTATACGTTAGATACAACCAAGTTCGCTGTAGTATTGCCGCTGAAGCCAACTGCGCCTGCGTATGGAGTGTTGATAACGTCTGTCCAAACGATTGCGTTTGGAGATTTTTGCCAAGAAGTATTGACAGTCATACCGTTTGTACCAACTGCATCGAAGCTGTAACTTGCGCCAGTAAACTGTGCATTTGCTGTACGACCATTAATTGAAGGCTGTCTTGTAATCAAGATATCGTTATCTTGAACTGTTACATCTTCATTTGCGTCAGCACCAATGTTAAAGTCAACATTAGCTCTGTTAAAGTTCTTAGACATTGCTACCAATGTTTCTGTTCTATAACGTGTTGCACCTTGTGAATTTGTCCATGTTTGATAATGAACCCAACCAGGTGAGTTAAATCCTCTGTTTTTATTGGATATAACATTTGCTTCTCTAGCATCTACACCAAATACATTTCTTGAATTAACAGTGTTTGCACCTAATAATAGGTTTGCACCCCAACCATAAGTTCTTAAAGTCTTTGGTGATTGTTGTACTGCTACACCATCTGATGCACCACTAGATGCCTCATAATTAACATCCAATGTTACTTCTGTTGCACTAACAATATTAGCAATTATATATTCTACGTTAGCAACAATTAAGGCATAGCCAATTGCCACGTTAGCGGTTTGCGATTGCGAGAAAACGACGTTTGCGAAATTTTGCGCAACCGTTGCTGTTCCCGGTAAGTTTACTCTATCTAATTTACCCCATTGTGACATATTGTCTCCTTAAATGTCGTTTGAACAAGCTATAGACCTTGAACTGTCTTTATAATTATACTTTTTTAACAGTACCACTGTGAACATATTGTGTACGAACACCATTTTGTTCTACAACATATTCAACATATGGTTCGCCTGATTCAACAATGTAATTTTCATCTAATACTTTTGCACCAGAATTACGAAGCTCATTTAATTTTGTCTTGAAGCTTGCTCTTGCGCGAGATTCAATAATGATGCTTTCAATTTTTTCATTGTAAGCTTCTTGTGCAATAGAAATAATTTCTTGTTGAACAGCTTCTTCATTAGTATTTATCATGGATTGTAAAGCGTTTAAGTAGTCGCCATATGTAGGATTGTCTACAACTTCTAATGTGAAGTCACCATGACTGATAATTGTTTGAGAAATGCCTTCTTTCATAGCATTCTTTTTATTAGCGGCATTAGTTTCTTTTTCAGTTTTTCTAGAATACATTGTGCCTGTAGAAATTTTCTTCTTGGTAAATTTGCTTTTTAGATCCGCAGTAATAGCACTAGGTTTACCCTTCCAATCGAAAGCGTTACCTTTAGATGCTTCATCTACAACATCTTCTTTAACTTCTTTCTTTACTGATTTTTTCGAACGAAGTAATTTAAAATCATGAGCATCAATTCTATTATTTTTATTAGCGTCAATTTTATGTTGATTGCCGACTAAAGCTTCTTCTACAGTCTCTGCTTTAACTTCTTCTTCTTCGGCCATCTTTTTACCGTGGGTATGAGATTTGCCTTCTACAATTTTTAAATTGCTTGTGTTAACACGTTGTATTCCTGATGGGAATTGAACGGAATACCATTCAATGTTACCATTCTCATCTGGTTCTGCGTGTTGTTCTGAAATGCAAAGACCTTGGCCAAGCAATGCATGTTCTACATGAGTAGCACAATAATGTGCTTTGTCCACAGCTGTACCAGCATTTTCTGCTTCGGATAGTTGTTGGACTCCGCCTGTTCTTACTTTATTAATAGCATCGAAAAGGCTATTAGAAATTCTATGGTTTGTTGGTTCTGGTAATTTCATGGTTGTTCCTTTGATTCTTTATTTTATTTATTAAGGTTATTGAGACGGATGTCTGCTTTTTCTTGAGGAGTCTTTTTGGTCGCTGTCACATTTTTAATTGATTTAGAAATTAAACGAGCAATGCCCTCATTCACACCATCATCAATATTTTCTTTAACTGTTTTTTGTGCATCTCTAAAAGACTTTGCTGTGGGTGCACCTTTGCTACCAGGCTTTCTCATACGTTCGCCGCTACCTGCAGCAATACGTTTTCTTTTTGCGTGAATGTTTGCATATAGACCAGGCTTTTCTTCAGATACAACTTCTTCAGACATTTGTTTATGTTTATCCAATAGTTCTTTATTCTTAGCATAATCTTTACTAGGCATGGCAAATTTAGCAGTGCGAGCATTTTCTAAATGATATGCTTTTCTTGTAAGGTCGCCTTTTTCATTTGCGGCAATAGCTTTATCCATATGGTATTTAAAGGTGCCTTCTTTAACTTGTTCTATAGGAGCAGGTTTCTTTACAGGATTCAATAGACGTTCTGCATTTCTTTCAGAACGTTCTCTATCTTCTTTTGCCTTTTGTAAAGCTTTTTGCATTCTTGCAGCAGCGGATAAAGCTTCGGCAATACTTGTTTCTTCTTTAAGCTTCATTGCCTGTTCATGGTGTTCTTCTGATTTTTGAGCATGAATTTCGGACATACTGCTACGTCCTTTTTCAGCATGCCATTGAGCTAAATTATCATGATGGTCTGCCATATGCATATGATGATCAAACATATTGCCTTGTTTTTTGGCCGCATCCGCAGAACGTTTATTCTCTTCGGATTTGTCATATACATCAGATTCTTCTTTAACAACATTACCTTCAAGTTCTACGCTATCGCCTACATACTGACCAGGCCTGTGTTTTGCATATGATGCAGCCATAGAATCATTTTGATTCTTCATTTGTTGCTCAGGTGTTGAAGGTTTGCTTGGCTGATTAGTAACTTTAGGTTTAGCTGCAGCACGCGCTGCTAACATTTTGTCTGTATCTGCTCTGCGTTGTGCAGGAGTTTTATTATCTGTTGATACGGTATAACCAGGATTTTTAGCTTTGAAAGCAGCTAAAGTATCGCCTATGCCTTCCGCCACACCTTGTTCTCTTATTTGTTTAAATGATTTCATTTATTATCCTTGCCGTGCAATCTTTTCTTTTCTATCTCTCGAATTTTAGGTAATAATTTCTGAGGTAAATTTTTCATCATAGATAGTACTCTAGAGGTACGAGCTTCAATTGAATTTTTTTCAGCTGCAGATAATTCACTCTTAGATCTGCCCTTTAACATCTTTCTCATTACCATTTTTCTTGCAGCAGTCTTGGACCGTCTGGTCAAAACATTCATTGCAGCTGCTCTTTTCAATTTAACCGATCTAGCTAAAGCTAATAGAGCTTTTCTAGATTTCATCTTTTGACCCATCTTAATTCTTTGAGTAGATGAAATATCTTCATCTAAAATTAAATCTTCTGTGTCGTACAATTCAATGATATCTTCCCATTCAAGACTTTCAATCAATTCATCGATTTCTTGTTCTGTTATTTCTTCTTCGATAAAGTCTTTAAAGTTTATCATTTTAGTGTCGCCTTTAACATCCAACCATGTTTTTGATGAGCCATAACTCTGTCCTGAATAAAATTAGAAACACCAATTTCTGTAGCAGCTTCTGCTTCTTTATAAGACATTAGTAATGAAGCTAACACCAAATTGTTAGCATCTAACAACTTAGAAATATATTCTTCTGCACTCATTGTACCGCTATTTTCGGATACCATGGAATTGGACATTAGTTCTGCTAATGACGAAGGAGTATATCCTCCGAGTTGTCTGATCTTTTCAGCAATTTCATCTACAGATGTCCATAGTTCATTATAAATGTCTGCAAAGAAATCGTGATACTGAGGAAAATTAGGTCCCTCTACATTCCAATGCGAAGCATGCGCTTTATAATACATTGCAAATGTATCAGCTAAAACTTTCTGCAATGAGTTAATTAACTCTTCATTCATATTAATTGTCCTGTTGATTGGCTTTTTTCATTAATTTGTAAGCCGAGGAGTGTATTGCCAATTGTGCTTTTGCTCTATGAACGTCTTGCATGGCTTGGCCTTTTTCTTGTTCAATTTTTGCAGTTTCAGGAGTAGCCATGAATGACTTGAATGAAACTAAACCAAGTGGTTTGCCCTCAAAATTTGTTAAATCAATAGTATGATCTATACCATGATAAACTTCTTTATCTGGACTTAGATTTACATCTCTGTGAGCAGTAGGAGGATCCATTGGATCATAGCTACCTTTGTTTATGTATTGAGGAGTCGATACATTATTTGTAGCTTCTGCCATCTTACTTCTTAGTTTGGACATTGTTATAGTCTCCTTAACTTGTTTACCGCCATCCGGTACGCCATCGCTATCTTTATCTGTTATAACACGATTGGCTCTAACTTTATATTTGTTTCCGTCTTTACCAATTACTATTTTATAATCTGCAGAATTAAATCCTTCTTCCACATCGCCTCTATCAAATGTTGGAATAGTAGCACTTGTTTCATTTGCAAAAGTACCATCTTTGTGCATTGACAATCTACTCATTTCTCTAATGTGATTTGTCATATATGTTAATTCTGAATCGGGATAACCCATCATGTTTAGTGTGTCATGAGCAATAGCAAGTTTCATATTGAAATCATGAACCATTCTATCGTCAGCAAAACCTTGTTTCATTGCCTCTTCTTCAATACCTAAATATTGATCAGATGCTTGAACTGCCTGTAGTATATATGTGGGATTTAAATCTGTTCTTTTTACTAAAGCATGTAATTGGATTGAGGCACCTGGACACATATGTAAATTTTGTGTTTGATATCCTTGATATTCTAATTCCATTTTACTATTGGTCATTTCTTCTAGTTGTTCCTTCGACATAAACAGTGCAGGAATTTTTTGTTCAAAAGCTTTTTTACTAACTGGCTCTACAACAGGTAACGCTTTACTTGCTTCTTGAATGTCCTTGAGCCAATGCTTAACAGTTTTATTTTCTTTTAATTTAATAGTAACGTAAGATGAACCTCTGAATACTATAGGTCCAGTGTCGCCGTTAGTTGCTTGGACAACATCATTAATTTTAAAAATTTCATTCTGCATATATGCTTCTCTAATAGAAACACAAGCTCCGAGCTTTTCACTCCAAACACCCGAGGTACATTCTATTTTTTGTCCAGGTGTCATCTTTTGCATATATGCTGTACCTTCCGGTGTAGCATCATCAAAGCGATAAGGATTGTCATAATCTTCTTTTACGGATTGAATATGACTTATAATTTCTTTGGCGTGAGGTTTAATTTGATCAGGTAGACCAGACTTAAATGTTTCCTCATCTCCCGATCTAGCTAAATCTCGCATCTTAGTTCCAGACATTCCTTCTACGCCTTCTGCGTCAGGATCTCTTTCACCTGATGAAACTACTTTAATAGATTTAAATTTAAATTTACCATGAGGATAATCTTTACCATCATTGTATTTGTTTAATAGTTTTTCATATTCTGGAACTCTATCATCTCCAGCAACAACGACCAAATGTTTATGGCCTTTAGAAAACAATTTAGAAGCCGAATGAAGAATTGTTGGGCTTTCTTTCGTTGCCCCATGTATTTCAGAACCGTGAGATATCTTTTTCAAATATCCAATTTTTGTTTTCTGAGGTAAAGGGTTCTTTGCCGTGTTCTCACTATGTGAGGCAAATATATGTCCAAACGCATCTCTGTTTGGTAATCCTTTTTCTTCACTAACCTGATCCTTAACTTTTTGGATCAGTTTTTCGTGGCCAACTGTAGGTGGATTGAAACGACCAAAAGCCATAACGGCGGTCTTCTCATCTTCCTTTTCTTTGGCTTCTTTGATATAGTCTTTAAAGTTCATGAAATCTATTAGAATTTAGTTGTATCTACTTATTTATATGTTTTGATAGTTTGGTTAGTATGAATCCACTTTAACAGGAGTAACTGTCACAATTGCTGTCGGAGTTTCTGGTATATTTGGTTGTACTCCTGGAATAGCAATTAACTCAGGTATTGTCGACATAAAAGTGTCATCCCAATGATTTGTCCACCAAGCTAATTCCACATAATCATTTGCTGCAGTTGTTTCAAAAACATAATTTATTGCGGCAATAATCGCTCCGTTCGCTCCAGCATGTTTACCTAAAACGTCATATTTACTATTGGTTTTTTTAACATCTTGTCCATTTTGTCTTAACCAAATATTTACGCTAGCTATCTGAGCCCCAGAATTTTCCAACTGAATACTGTACTGCAAATTATATCTACCGGGATTCTGTATAGTAATTTGACTATTTGCTTGTAAGAAAACACCATTAGAAAAATCGGTAATATTATAAGACACAGGATATGAAACATTACCTGCAGGTAATCTTTGTATAACATTACTTTGAAATGCTCCATGAAAATTATTCTTATGCCCTGCATCAAAGGTAAACTTACCTGTATTAGATTCATACCGCAAATATTGATCATCAGCAATACTATTTCTATCAACATCGTCCAAAAATCTAAGTTTAACTTCACCTGACCCTGGGCCTGCCATTGATATTTTAGACAACCAACCTTCTAGGTTCTGTAGTTTCTTTGCCAGAGTATTTACATCTAATTGAGGTAACTGAATCCTCGGTTGCTGAAAACTATCCTTTTTAGGGGACTCGCTGATAAACTTTGCTGTTAGATCTGCGAGTGTTTGTGTACTGGGTTGTTGTCCACTATCTCCTGTGGTCGCACTTTGTTCTTCGTTTCCTTCAGTAATTTTTCTGCTACCGGACTCGAGTGATGTGGAATAATTTTCTGGGGTTCTTTCAATCTCGGTTTTCTCTTGAACCAGCTCATTTTCGTTCTCCTTTATTGATTCGTTTAATACACTCAAAAGCTCATCTAAACTAGGTGGTAAAGGGTATTCTATTGGCGCTACCGTAGGTGCGGATACATCTTCTTTAATTGCTTTCGCCAGATCACTAAAGATGTTTTTCTTTACAGATTGTTGCACACTATCTTTTATAATATTATATACTTCGACTTCTTCAATCAAATCGGCATCAACCTCTTGTCCCATAGAACGGGCAAAGTTGACCAAAAGCTTTTTTTCTTTTATACTTTTCATTGACTTTCTATTGACTCGATGTTATCATTGTCTATGTACCCCGGTTGATACAGGTCTTAACAATTCCACTTACGTAGAGCTTTATTGATTCTTGAATCAGGATTATTAGCAGTCTTAGCAGATGTTAAGCGCTTCTTCATTCCGCCCATACGAGCACAGAAAGATTTACGACGATTAGCTGCTTTACTTCCCGGTTTTAATTTAGATGGCTTAGTCGTTACTGCAGTCTGTAATTTAGAACCGGGATTTTCTCTACGGTAGCTAGCAACACCCTTAGCGTTCAAACCACCTGAAGGATTTTTACCTTCTTTACGTTGCCAAGCCGCGACTTCTAATAGTTCTTCATCCGGTATAGATTCAAGATCTTCCCAAATTGCTTCCGCATCTACATTATTTTTTATTGCAATATTCTCAATTTCATCCTCAATAAGATCAAATAATTCTTCTGCTTCTTTAATCTTAACGCAATCGTCTTTACCGTTCTTTGTACCATTATAACGGTAACCATCCCAGCAAGCTTTACCGTCGGCACCTTTTATTTTATTCTTTTTAATTTCTTCAGTTAGTTGTTTGAATGTTTTCATATTACTTATTCAGGTTTAGGCCTGAGAATCCTTCTTTAGTTCTGTCCACAACCTTTTTAACACTACCGGATTTATATCCAACAACAAATCCTTCTGGTGATGCCTTATTGCCGTGAATTGTTTGTTTTTGATTCTGCGATCCATGCTCTAATGCTCGTAACATTACTGTCTTAGCTTTGTCCAATTCTTTATGACCATTGAATAGATGAGTGAAATGTTCTTTATGTAAATCTACATCTTCAACCATGTGATTCATGAAGTCTGCTTTACGTTGTTTTGCTGCAGGAGTTTTGACCTTGTCGACTTCTTTTTGTAACTTAGTTTTTAAATGTGCTTTATAATTATTTGCGCTGGGGCTACTGCCCTCTCTAACCGTCTTGTTTATGTAAGTTTGTAAATGATCTGTATGTCCTTCGACAAGGTCATCTAAATTGTTTATCTTTGAAAATGTTTCTTTTGCTTTATTGAAGTGTTTCTGAAATTGCTCTTGTTCGTCTTCTTTATATTTAACCCCTGATTGTTTAAGCTTATTGTTAAACATATGTACGTCCGGGCTATGGTAAAATTTAGATTGGTCTATATTATATTCAGGTTGTTCTTTATCTATTCTTGTATGTAGTGCAATACTTATTTTTGCTTTCTTTAACGATTTGGCTTCATCTGAATTTTTAGGATAGTGATACTTAATTAAATTTTCTTTGTGAGTCACTTCACCATCTTCTTCACCAATAGTATTATCTTTTTTACTTCCCATGAAGTCGCCTTGCACAACACCGTGCAAAGGAGACATTATTTTTTTACCATGTTCTAATAGCTGACCCATCTTAGACTTCAAACCTTCAGAGTGTCCAAATTTTTGATTTACGTCTTCTTGGTCAAATGCATAACCTCTAGCTGCGCCTTTGTATGCAACACCAAATTGTTTTTCGCCTGTCTTTGGATTAACAACATGGCCCATTTCAAATGAAGGTGAACCATCAGCTTTAACACCTACAGACTTAACTTCAGATTTTTTACCCGACATAAAATTATGTAGGTGTTCCATATCACTTAAATCTTGTTTGTGTTGTGAGGAACCCATCAAGTGGCCTTCACCTCCTAAGTGTGTTAGGTGTGAAATTGCTTTACTTTTATTAGAGGCTTCTGTTAAGAAGTTTAAAAATGTTTGCATATTATTTGTTTAATATTTTACTATAGCCAGAAGTTACGGGTTGTACTGAACCCACAATATTAGTCATAGGAGAACTTTTATCTTTAATGCCTATGCGAGCTATGTGGTGTAGCTCTCCTTGTTTGTCTTCTGCGTGTATATCTGTGTACATACCATGCCCACTGAAATGATATTTTTTAACTTTAGAATTAATGTCTTTAAATTCTTGAACAGGATCGGAGATATGTGTTTTTCCGTTTTTAGGATTATGTGATACTTTTATATAATGTGTTTTAGTTTCTTCTGCATTCATTAATCTTCTAACTGCATCTGTTGCTTTATCGTGCGACAGTTTAGATAATCCTGCAGCATATCTAGAAGCCATTGTGGCTCTAAATGCAAGACTTTTTGCCTTTACTTTTGCAACCGCCGCTAATTCTTTTGGATTATTACTTTTTTCAGATTGTCTATATGCATTATGTCTTTCTGTTTGCGTTTCGCCTTTGCCATATCTGCCCATGTCTTTTGCTAGTTCTTCTTTATGTGCATCTATTTCATTTTGAAAATGCGGAATACTTGCTAATTTAGATAAGTCTTTAACGCCAGGAGATCTTAGACCAGGTTTATCGCCAAATTTTAAACTTGCGCCTATATGTTTTGTTTTATCTTTACTCGATAAAACAATATCCGATGGATTGTCTTTATCCTCTACACCCACTGTCTTTGATAATTGTCCAGGTTTAGATGTCCAAGTTGTCGTTAACTTTTCATTCTTATCAAAAATTCCATGTTCATGTAGATGTTCCCTTAATGCTTCTGCCGCTTTTTTAGCACCAGCTGCAATATTGCCTTGCATTTCATGAGACAAATTATTCATGTGGTGTTTATGGGCTTCTGCCGCAGACATACCTTCTTCGTTGGGATGTTGTTCTGCGAATTGCTTTTTGTGGTGCAATTCTTTTGACATTGCCGCTTCAAATGCTACACCCTGCGAGTTGGTTGCTGCACCTTTGCTCGCTTCCTCGGACAATAAATCCTGAGATAAAAGGAAGTATTTTGCTTCTATTAACATAATTATCCTATGTATTGCTAAATTATATAATATTTATACCTGCAGATATTAGTGTAAACGAAGGCAAAAAAAGGCCCCAAGGGGCCTTTGTCGAAAATTATTATTAGATCACTCTGGAGTATGTAGAGTTTTAACGTGCGCTATTGCTGACGGTAAATCTTTAAAATGTTTTTCCTTATGTTTTTCGGAAACATTATAATCTTGTGCTCTATTAGACCATTTTTGTTTATATGCGGAATGTTGAACAGTTGCAGTATTGTCAGCATGGTGACTTACAGTAATGTGATGTTCATGTTCTTCATCTGCACCATGTTGGTGGAATTCCCCTTGGTGATAATAATGATCTTTTACTGGAGATGAATGTTTAGGCGCACTAGGTACATCTTTATTAACACCTGAACCATGCGTAAACGCTGGTTCTTCTCCGCCGATGTGAGAACCTGCCGCAGCATTCAATTGCTTAATATTTTCATTGTGATTTTCGTTAAGGATTTTCCCTAACAATAAACCTGCGATTGATTCATGCAAAGATCTCATTTATTACTCCTACTATATTTGATTAATTATTTATAATATCTATACCTACAGATATTAGGGTAAACTAAGGAAAAAAAGGGCGACCGAAGCCGCCCTAAAGAGTTCTGAGGAGAACTATTAAATTTTAGATGCCCAGGCTTTAATTACCGGATGTAAAATATCATCGGTGTAGTCCATTTTCATGGTGTTCACAATCGCCAGGACAATCTGAATATTGCCTTTGACATAACCTTTACTTGAACTGATACGATCTACGCTGGGACGAAACGGATTGCGTTTCTTTTTCGTACCAAGTTCCATACTGAAATCTAAACCAGTTAACTTACATTTACCGAGGCATTCATCGAACACCTTCTGAATGTATTCTGGAGTAAGATTAAAGCCCATTACTCGACCGTCTTTAGCTTTTGCTTTAACACGGTTCTTAAGAGCATTATATTCAAGCTTACCGAAATTTTCTGGTAATGCTTTCTTTGCTCTTGCTACTTCTCGCACCTTTTTACGAATTGCTTCTTTTTGCGCGGGGGTCAAGTTCTGCTTTTTATTTTGGTAATCCCATTTACCAAAAGCAGTTGCCATTGCCTCTTCACTTTCAGTTAGAGGTCTTGCATCAATCCTTCGAATCAAATGCAAACGCTTGGCTTCCTTACGAATAGCTGAGTCTTCAAAATTGTAGGTCATGATGTGTCAAAGTCAAATTATAAAAATTCCGCTTACGCCTTACGGAAGCATTTTTCTATCATTGCGATAAATGGTGGGGATATGCTCGATGAAATGCATTAAGCGCGGCTAAATGCTTCTCCGCCGAACATTGCGTAAGCAGCGGCTACCATTTTGCGGCTTGGTGTGCCTAGACGATAAGCAGTCTTGCCGTTCTTTGTTTGGTTAGTGTAAACAGCATAACCTTCGGAACGAAGTTCGCTGATACGAGGACGAATGCTGTCCTCTGAACTACCTGTGAGACCTGCCAATTGAGCTGGCGTAAATTGACGACCGGACTCAAGTACTTTCAAAACACGTTCTTTCAACATGTATAACTCCATTAAAATATAATCGCACAACAAGGAAAAATTACAGTAACGGCGATCTTTCATTACTATAACACTATTATAATATAAAATTACAATCTTGTCAAGGGTCAAGTTACCCGTTTCTGTGATGTCTGCTTTGTCGATAACCTTTAGCATAGTGTTTCAAGTATTCGACTCCTACTTTACCATCTTCGATTTCTTCAAGTGCAGTTAGAATACTGCTACGAGCTGAGCCATGTTTCTCTCGTTTGATTTCACGGGCTCTTGCTGTTGCAACTAAAACCAAATCATAACGATTGCCGATTTTTAGTACTGCATCTTCAGAGGTGTAACGTCCTCGATCTAGATCTTTCATGATATACCTTATTTGGTGCGCTCGGAGGGACTCGAACCCGCGACCAAGGGATTATGAGTCCCCTGCTCTAACCAACTGAGCTACAAGCGCGTATTAATTAAATTACTTCGTAATCTTCTTTGCCGCAACCACATTCGGGGCATAGAAAATCTTCAGGCAACTCATTCCATTGGCCTTCTAATTCTTCATCGTGGACGTGACCACAAACTACGCATACATGTGTTTCACTCATTATAAACTCTCCAATACTTGTTGATAAGCTTCTGCGTGTCGTTTCTCAATTTTAGTTAAAGCAGCAAAACGCTTTTCTGCTTTAGCAAGAACTGCACGGAATTCCTCGGCGTGAGTTTGTGATTCTGCAATTTGATGTACTGCTTCACGAACTGCTTCTTGATTGCCTTCCAATTCTGCTTCTGCTTTCATTGAAGGATACATTTGTGTAAACTCATATGTCTCACCATCAATAGCTTTTTGCAGACATTCCTTTGTGCTAGGTTTGCCGATTAGCAATTCTAGATGACCCCAAGCATGAAGCAATTCTTGATCTGCGGTATGTTCAAAATGCTGTGCAATTTCTTCATGACCTTCTTCACGAGCGATCTTTGCAAAATAACGATACTTGATATGTGCTTGGCTCTCGCCGGCCAAAGCGCTTTCAAGATTTTTTACTGTAATACTCATCTTTACTCCTAATAAAAATTGGTACGAGTACCCGGAATCGAACCGGGATGGCCTTGCGGCCGACAGATTTTAAGTCTGTTACGTCTACCTATTCCGTCATACTCGCATTTAATATAAAATTATAACACCTTTGTCATATACTGTCAACCTTTAGTCATTCAAAACATGATCTGACTTGGCACTATTTGTTTTCAAATAGTGTTCATAGTAATTACGTTTAGATTCTTCAAGGTCAAAACTAGACTTAGGCGTATCTCGTATAACTTTATATAGTGGGTGCATAAGTTTGTCCATCATACGAACACTCATTTCTTCAACGATTACTTCCACATCTTCACCATTTGCAATACGTTGTAAAGCGTGTCCATGTTCAAATAAACGAACACGCTCTACCCAAGAACCATACGATTCATTTTCTAGTCTGCGCACTGCGCACCGTTTCCATTCTTGAAGCCCACTGTGCCACCTTCTTCTTTGATTCGTTTAATAACATCCTCAAAAAGAATAGGCCTAAAATCAGTTTGTTCTACGCAAACACAATGATATCTAGGATCAATTTCATATTTACCCCATACCTCCGACATTACTCGATTGGCATGAAGATGTCCATGAATGTTTGTTCCGAAACGACTTAGGCTTTCAGGGTGAATAGGAATATGGCTAAGTATCATTCCGTTCATTACATGATATGCACGAAGCTCTCGGAAGTGTTGTCTGTATTCATCATCACGGAAAATATCGTGGTTACCTCTGATGAGAACTTTGTCTCCGTTCAGACGACCAAGAGTTTTTAGAGCTTTGCGGTTAATGACCACATCACCAAGGTGATATACTTTGTCATTTGGTCTAACAGTTTCATTCCAACGGCGAACCATCTCTTCATCCATTTCATCTGGATTATCCCATGGGCGAAGTTTAGTAACGCCATCATTACGCATGAATCGGCACACGCCTGCATGACCAAAATGGGTATCACTAACTAGAAAAACTGATGGCATTATACTCTCCAAATTTCCTTATAACCTTCTTCTTCAGTTGGCATTTCAAAACTCGCCAACATTCCTTCTATTACTACATCTGGAATTTCTTTGCCTGGTCTACTTGCCAAACGTTTTTTCAATTCAATTCTAGATGGTGTTTCAAAAACTACAGCAATGTGATAATAGTCTGGAAGCATATTAAACTTACGCTTACGACTTGCTACGGTTGTAGAAGTCTGATCCCAAATTATTGTATGTCCTAATTCACGAGCTCTCACTACTTGTTCAGCCATTAAATCAACTGCGGTAGGCATGTAATCATTAAACACTTCTGAATAAGTCTTACCTTGTGATTTTGCATAATCTTCTACAAACGCATCTGTACTAACTACGGTCAACCCCAAAGCCCAAATTTGATTTTTGATCCAAGTGGATTTACCTGAACCTGGAACTCCAACTAATACATATACTTTTTTCTGTTTCATGTCCATATTATAACACCAAAAAGAAACCCTGTCAACCGACAGGGTACTTGTAAAGACTGGTTATTTTTGTGTCAGGAAACCAATCAAACCCCGTGAGCACAGCCCATCCTGTTTTCGTGTCAGCGGATCCAGAAGGCAAAGCCATTTACAGGTCTGGAAGTTTGGAGCGGGCGATGGGAATCGAACCCACGACTTTAGCTTGGAAGGCTAAGGTAATACCATTTTACGACACCCGCATTAAATTAGAAGCTGCGTGAATATTGTAGACGCCATGCATCTTTTTCTTCATCTTTCCATGTGCGGCTCCAACGAACTGCAACGGAATCTTTCTTAGTAACAGCGTAACTTACTGCTACATGACCGCGAGTAGTTTCATAGTTATTAGATGTTTCAAAAGCATTGCGATATCTACCACCGATATCACCAGTAAAACCATTGCTAAGTGGAACTTTAGTGCCAACATCTAGAGCATAATGGCTAAAATGTTTTGAGCTAGTAATTCTTTCACCCAAACGACCGCCTACATAGAATGTGCCGAACGATTGTTTTACTCGAACTTCTGCGCCATCGGTAATTGAACCATTACCTAATTTTGCTTGGCCTGTTTCTAGCTTGATGCTATAATCTCTAGCACCGTCTTTTATACCGGCAACCAAAGCGCCTTTAATATTGTCTGCGTTTGTTGCGCGATTGTGCTCATCTGAATATTCAATAGATGAATAACCCTGGGCAAAAACTGCACCCGCACTCAATAGCATAGCTACTGTCAAAAACTTAATTGTATTTTTCAATCAAAAACTCCTGTTAATTTAAATTTAAATTGGTAGCTTATTCTGTTACGAGGAAAGCTACCGAAACCCTAAGCAGTGTTTAGGCTGCTAATGCGAACTGTGAGTCGTTTGCGTTTACTTTTTTTGCTTGATTAACGGTCATCGCCTACCGTGCTGTCCACTTCAATACTCCTGACCCAATCGATACTATTCAGGCCCATCAAAAACACACTACTTGTCGCCTACTTGTTCCGCTTCGTCTAGAACTTATCGGACCCTTCGCTGACTGCCCTACAATAGGTGAGCAATGTGTTTATGGTGGACCTGGGGGGATTCGCACCCCCGTCTTGAATCCATTTTTATCCGCTTCATACAGCAATACCTATTATTTATTACAATACCGAGTAACGATCTTGCATAATAGTTTCCATCATAATAGATTCTGGAGAGAAACTATCAATGTCACATGACAATAAAGGTTTAACAATTGCTGGGCTGAAACCAGATACTAAAGCAGTACCAGATTTATCAAACTTCACAGGTGCATTACCATATGAAGCATTTAAATTCCAAAATACTACTTTTGGTACAGCGTAGCCTGCGTTTTGGTATTTACGCTCAATCATTTCCATTGCAGAATCATTATGTTTAACGCAAGCGTCAAATTGCATGTCTGATAGAATTAAAACCATTTCTGGCATTTCAGATTGCGGAACACCTGAGCTAAGTGCAACTTCAAGAATCTTCTTGAATGCAGCATTAAGGTTAGTGTTCATATCCCATTTAGATGTAACCATTTGCCCAATCTTTTGATTGATATCACCTTTCAGTGTAATCAATTCTGGAGTAGAGGAAAAGGTCAAGAATGTATCCTTGAACTTACCTTTGTTTTTATCTGCTAAGTATAAACCTAGAGATACCGCAACATCCATACAAGTTACACCTGATTTAGAATCACGACCACCTGCAGGACAGGACATTGAACCTGATACATCTACCAATGGTAGAATGTTAGCATCACCTACAAAGTTAGGCAAAGCCTCCCATTGCTTCTGAATAAAATCAAGTTCAGTCTTATCAAATGATGTATTTCCAAATGTGTTGATACGACCTTTCAATACATCATATGGATATACTGCGGCTGCGTTAACTTTAACTGTAGGATCTTTACCTTTAACAAGTGCCGTAACATATTCTGCATACTTTTCAGTATTGCGATTAAATGCTTTCTTGTAACGTGAAGCTGCCAAAGAAGGGACATGGCTAAAGTTAATAGCATCCCATTCTTTCGCACACATTTGAGTTTCAACAACCTTGGTCATTTCTACAAGGGACTTACGATAGAACTTAGGTGACATTCCGAAGAACTCACGAATTTCTACAGCAATAGGGCCTTGACGAGGAGTCCATTTAGCCGCCAAACCGTTTTTAGCACGCAGGGCATCGCCTAACATTGAGTAAGCTACTTCCTTCATTTCTTTGGTTTTAAAGACAAACAAGTCATCCCAACGACCAAGTTCTGGCACTTTAGCCAGTAATGCTTTAGCTGCTTCTACGTCGGTCTTTTCCAGATAAACTAGAATACTGCGAAATAGTTGTCGTTCACCTGAGCCGCCTCGAACATCTCGAGCCCAAGCTGCTACACGCAATGCTAAGTCTTTATCCTCAACAAATGCTGCAGTAAATGCAGGGACGATGTTCTTGCCGCGTGATGCGCCAATATTATAGAACAAATCTACAACAGCATTTGCTGTAGATTTACGTGCCTTCATACCGTTTGCGGTACGGGCTTCTTGATTTGCTACTGCCTCTACGAATGTTGACATAATGAACTCCTTTTCAATCAACAGGTTAATTTTTTACATTATCAAATTGTAATTTTTAATTGCTGAACTTAACCTAAAAATAACGGGATAGTTTTCTACTTTTTTATTACAGTGAGAAAATCGAAACTCACCTTGCGAGCTTTGTCTCAGTGATTA